CTCTTAAATTATTCTTTTTCACGTTTTGCAACATCCATGTTCTTGGTTTAGAAAGTTGAATAAACTCATTATTCATATTTGAAAAAACAAGTTGATTTTTTTCTTTTACTTTTAGCCCTAACTGAAACAGATATTCTTTTTGCTTCATTTTCCACTTTTTAAGAACGGCTAATGTTTCATCATCTAAACTAACATCACGCTTAGAATGTTTAGTTTTTGGCTGTTCCAAATACAAGCGTCTGTTTTCGCCTCTAGCGAGCGTTTGAACAATATGGATACATTCATTCTCAAAGTCCACAGAATCCCACTCAAGGCCTAACAATTCACCCTGACGACAGCCAGAAGCCGAAAGTAATTGAAAGAAAGCATAAATATAATAGGGCTGCTGTTCCTTACTACATTTTAAAAATTTGGCTAGTTCCTCTTTGGTGTAATAATTGAGCCGTTTTTCTTCATATACTGATTCTTTTCTTTTAGGAATAGTAATGCGTTGCGTTGGATTGTTGTCTACAATGCCTAAACGAATGGCAAACTCAAATATTCTACTAATATCTGTGATAAAGTCACGGTACTTCACAAATTTATTGACATTTTTATTCGCAAACTTTTGTACTTCAGTCACTGTTATTTCATTGATTTTCTTCTTACCAAATACAGGTAACGTATGAACCTTGTATTGGCTTATTGCCTTTACGTAGGTGCTTTCTTTGACGGTATGCTTGTAATTTACCTTCCATAAGTCAAACACCTCTTGAAACGTCTTAGAATCCTTCTCAGGGCGATTATATTCACCCTTTTCATATTGTACTTGAAGCCTACTTAATGCAAGTTGAGCTTCTTTTTTTGTTTTGAAATTCCTTCTTGTCGTTCGGACTTCTTTTCCAGTGACTTCATTAATTCCTAGATATGCTTGAAATTGCCAAGCAGTTGAACCATCTTTTTTTGTATATTTTTTAATACTTGCCATTATATTTCCCTCCGTGTTGCTACATACGGGGCGTGCTTGGGGAGGGGGTTAGTTTTCTTCTGTATTTAAAATGGCATCGATCAAATTTTTAACTTGCTTTATTTCGTTTTTAGTTAATTCTCTGCCGTTATAGTAGGTGGAAGTTTTTCCATAAGCAGAAATACCATTTTGGTATGTTACTGATTTATACGTGTTTCCTATGTTTGTTAAATCAAATAGTGCATTAAATGATCCAGCTGTAGAGCGTACAGTTTCGGTAGTATTCTCATCTTCTTTATACGTTAGTAAAAATTCTTTATTTTCTAATGGCCTATTTTCTTGTTCTTCAAGTTGTTTCACAAAATCCCACAATGGCACATTTTTTTTCTTTTTAACTCCATGAGCGCTCCGATTTCTTTCTTCTCTTAGTCCCGCTAACGTGAGGACGTTTAAATAAAAAGCAGTTCTTTCATCTTTAGAAAGTGATTTGCCAAGTATAGACACTATATTTTCCAATACATCAAGGCGAGGTTTTTTCTTTTTGCCATTTTCTAAATCAGAAATATAGCTTTGAGCAACTCCTGCTTTTTTGGCCAGTTCAGCGCTGTACATGGAAGATTCGGTTCTATATTTTTTTATTAACTCTCCTAGAGCGTTTAAGTCTTTTTCAGTATTTTCAGCAGACACATTTGTCACCTCCTAATAATGATAGTATAACAAATTTTTATTTGTTTTCATATATCTAAAATAAGATTCATAACTTTTTTTCATACAACCGCTTGAAAAATTAGATTTAATGAGATATACTTTGAATATAGATATAGTTTTAGAAATTTAATATATCTTTTATAAGAAATAAAAAGCTGAAGGAGGCGAGAAATTATGACAATGGAACAACAACTTCAAGAATGGCGCAAGGAAGAATTCTCAAAAGCATTAGAAATGATGGAAAAGGCTATTGAAGTGAATACTAGCCAGAACAAAATAAAGAAGCAAAGAGACACTGCGCAATTTTTCAATGTAAGTACAAATACTTTGCTTTCATGGGTTAGAAGTGGAGCTCCTGAGATCCGTTTAGATTCAGGAATGCCATTATACAACGTTGAAAGTATTCAAGAATGGTTAATGCAACACGAACAATAAATAATCTTACTACACTGGGGCGTGCTGGGGGATTAGGAATAATCAAAAAAAGGGGGTGAAAAATTGATGAATAATGAAACGTCAAAAGGTAAACAAATTTGGGGGCCAGTTGATTTTTCTACTTTCGAAGAGCGTCTTTTAGCAGAATATCGTTATTTATATGCAGAAATAGAATCCCATGTAGATGAACGACCTCCCGAAGAAGTGCAACATCGATATAAGGTTATATCGAAGATGGAAGAGTTGTTAGACCTGTTGGAATGAAGACAAAGAAAAAGCCTTTTGCTAAGTGTTAGCGCACTACAAAAGGCAAGGCAAAATAAGATGGTATAAAAACCCATTTATGTACTCATTATACCATCTTTTGAGCCTGATATCAAAGCTTTTTAGGAGGGGAAATAATGGATACAAAAGCAAAAGAAATCGAAAAAGATTTAGATCGTTTAGAACAACTACTAATTGAATTAGAAAAAAAAGATCATTTACATGGAAGAGGTAAAGAATGAAATTTAAAACGAGAAGACGATTGTTTTTAATCGGATTAGCGGCGCTGGTTTCTCCTTTGCCGCTTCTCCCAAAACTATTAATTGTCACGCCTATTGTTCAGTTGTTACTTATGGATTTTGACGAATGGCAGGCTACACAGAGAATAAAATTGGAGGTTGAAAACAATGATGACAAATAAAGAAATAGAAATGTATGCACAGTTAGGAATAGATGAACTACAAGAATTATTAAATCAAGAACATTTAAGTGATGATGAAATCTATAAGAAATTATGCACGGTGGAAGACTTTATCGAAGGCGTGAAATGTGAAATGGATTTAAAAGATCCAATAAATATCAAAGACGCGAATATCGTACGAGTTGATGGAAATGCCTACCATAGGTTTATTCAGTCAGTAGAACACAAGCTGGATAATTTGGATCTAGATAAACAAGCGATCGATTCATTGCGTAGGCTGCTACCAAATAATGGTTTTAAGATCATTCTAGGCGATAAAAAAAGAGATGAGCATGATGGTTAATAACTTATCAAAAGCTTTAGAACTTCAAGCACAAGGGCTTTCTATCTATCCACTGGCTACAAATGCTAATGTACCGTTAAAAGGTTCTAACGGCTTTAACGACGCTACGAATGATATTAATCGGATAAAACAGTGGTGGGGAAATGATTCAACTAGGAATATTGGATTAATGCTTCAACGCCATAATTGGGTGGTCATTGATATAGACAATCACAAGGAAGATGTAAACGGATGGGAAAATTTTATAAAGTTGAAACGCCCATTGTCGCCCACATATACCGAAAAAACGCCTAGAAATGGTTTACACTTCTTTTATAAGATTCCTGAGGATGTAGAAATCCAATCCGAACAGAATGCTTTTAGTGAAGCATTGGGGATTAAAGAAACGGGCATAGATATTGTTACACTAGGCGTGCCAATTGCCCCCACAGTGACCAATAACGGCGCTTATGAGGCAATGGACGGCAAGGGTTTTGCAGATATAAGGGAGTTGCCCGATTGGGTTGCTCCTTTGCTGAAAAAAAGAGAACGAGCAGAGGCGAATTATAGACCTGTTAGAAAAACCAATGTGGGGGAATGGTTAGACTTTGTTTTCCAAGGTGTCCCCGAAGGGAATAGAGATTCTAAAATGACCAGTTTTTGCGGTTGGCTTCTCTATCATGGCGTCGATAACGATACATTTAAAAGCCTTGTGTATATGGCAAATAAAAATAGTGATCCACCCATGAATGACAAGCAGATAGTTAAAATTATGCGGTCGATGGTTAAAAAGGACGTTAGGAGGTGAGCATTATAGTAAATGAATCAAATTTTTCAAATATTTTTTCCGATTTTCCAGAGTTTGAAGAGCGAGAAAGTAACTTAGTTGAATTAAAAGCTTGGAAAAAGAAACTTATTCGTAACCAAGATGAGGAGATAAAAGCAAAAAGTCTAGTCAATGCTGAACTTATCCTCTCGAATGATAGTAATTTAAAAAATACTATTGGTTACAACGATTTTGACGGTTCAATCTATCTTATGAATAACTCTCCTTGGATCAATCGAAAGGCTGGAAGGTGGGAAGATAGCTTTGAAGACGCTTTGCGCTCTTATATTGAAGAAAATTATCGTGTACTTTTTGAGTCGAGCCTCCTTCATAGCGCAGTTATTAATATAGCTAAGAAAAATGTATTTAATCCAGTAAAAGAACGTATTGAAAAAGTAAATTGGGACGGAGAACCACGAATTGAAAACTTCTTCATTGATCTTTTAGGTGCTGATAATAATGAATATGTAAAAGAAGTTACTAAACGCTGGATTGTAGGCAGTGTGGCACGAATCTACCAGCCAGGAGTAAAGTTTGAAATTGTCCCTATACTAGAAGGAAAACAAGGCATTGGGAAAAGCACCGCACCAAGATTACTATACGGGGATGAATATTTTTCAGATAGTTTAGAGAGTTTAGGGCAAAAGAAAGATGATTACATGCAACTCCAAGGCAATGTAATTATGGAAATTGCTGAACTAACTTCAATGAAAAAAACTGAACTTACAAAAGTAAAAAGTTTTATTAGTGCAATATATGATGATTTCCGCCCACCGTATGGCCGTAACTCTATAAAATGGCCAAGAAGGTGTGTCTTCATCGGAACAACCAATGATAGTGAATATTTGAAAGATATAACAGGAGAACGACGATTTTATCCTATTCCATGTAAGAACGAACCAGTAAAAAACATATTTAAAGTGGGAGAAGATTATTTTCTACAAGTTTTAGCAGAAGCAAAAATGTTATATGACAATAAGCAAATGATTCATTTTGATTCTGTGAATGATGAAGAAATTTTGAAAGTTGCTGCAGAATATCAAGAACATGCGAAAAATGAAGACCCAGTTAAAGAACAGATAGAAACATATTTAAGTATTGAAATACCTGATACTTGGGATAAAGCTTCTAACAGTCTGAAATATCGATACTTTTCAGACTATCCATGCTCAAAAGACACAGATTATATTATGGAAAAATTTGAACCTTTTAAACGCTTTATAAAAATGGAAAAAGTCCAAACTTCTGAAATTATGGAGGTTGTCTTCAATAAGTCAAAAGATGAATACCTCAGAGGTCGGACAGATTCAGAAGCCAAGAAGATTGCGTTAATTGTTGGCAACATGGAAGGTTGGGAGAAAGACAAAGTAACAATATCTGGCCAAAGGTTAAATGGGTATAAAAACAAAAACAATGAAAAAGAGAATCGCAAGAATTAAGGAGAAATTCATGAAGATTTGATCTAAAAAGTGTCCAGGTGTCTGGGTTTGTCCAGGTTAACACAATCAACCCGGACACTTTCTACACTTACAGCCTCAAGAGGTACAGCTATTTCTGTCCGGGTGTCTAGGTAAAATTGGTAAAAACTTCTGTGTAAGTATATATATACAGTGTGTGAGAAAAGTCTTTGGTCATTTTGCTGGTCACCCGGACAAAATGTGCCAAAAGCTTAGAGCCTCAAGGAGTTGTGCCTGTCCAGGTGCTAGACACATGGAAGACAGCTATTTCAATTTTGGATAATAACTAAAAAAGGAGCGAATCAATATGAAAATGGTAAAAGTAATGCGGGATAAAACCCCTTATGGTATTCAAGAGAAAGTAAACAAATGGGCAAAAGAATATGATGTACACTTGGTAAATGTAACGATACAGTATTTTCGAACTGATGATTTTATGGCTACGATTTTATATGAAGAAAATAATTCAAGCGAAGAGATCTTAAACGAGTTAGAAAGCATATCATGCAAGTTAGACGACATAAACGGCGGTATACCCGTATACGAACAGTAAAGGAGTGAAATAAAATGATAAAGGATTATTTAAATGAAGTATGGGAGAACATGTTTTGGAATGGTATGGAGATCATCTTGTATGAAGACGGTGACCATTGGACAAGACAAATAGGCAGTTACGGAACAGACGAGCAGGACATTGTTTATAAGTTGCCACTGAGTGAATCTTATTGGTGTGATTCGTATTTCGTTACTGTTAATGAAGATGGTGACCTAGTGAAAGATGAAAGTATGAAGAATGATTTCGTGGAAGATATGACAAAAGGGATAAGGAGTGAAATTGAATGAACTGGCAATCAACAAACAACTATCCTTTCCCCAATACTGGGGAAGACCTAGCATTACGCAAATCTGCTTATCGTTTCTTTATTGAGCGTATGGGCTTTGATAAACAAGCACCCTATGAACCCGTGAATGACCTATCTAAGCTATTGCATGGGGATAGGGGTTATAACGCAGGACGTACCCCTAGCGACCGTGGCTTATCCTACTACCCATGGCTAGACCATGCCATGTACCTACGGGATACCCACAGAGGCAATACCGTACTGGTAACACAACCATATCCATATGATAAGAAGCTTGTTACTACTAAAGGTTTAAACATGACAGACTTAACAACGTTGAAGATGTATGCCAAAGAATTTAGTTTCTATTGGCCAGGAGTAACAGATATTCATTTAATCACGACTAAAGAAGCAGCTAAGCGTTATGAGATTATCATTACACAAATACACGAAGAGTTGTTTCGTGCGTTCTGTGTGGAAGCTGTGAGGCAATTAGATGAAGCCTAAACGATTATGCAATCATGCTGGATGTTCAACTTTGGTTGACTATAACCAAACGTATTGTAGTAAACATAAACAAGAAGCAAAGAAGAATCTTTATGACAATTACGAAAACAGAAAAAAGATTGGTGGTAAATACTTTTGGTTTTATAAGACCAAGCAATGGCAAAGGCTTTCTCGGTTACATCGAATAAACAATCCAATGTGTGAACAGTGTCTAAAAAATGGCATTGTTCGCAAAGCGGATTTAGTCGACCATATCATAGAAATTCGTGACGACTGGGAAAAACGATTTGATGAAGATAATTTACAATCTCTTTGTCATTCTTGCCACTGGCAAAAGACAAAAGAAGAACAAGAAAAAAGGAAAACTAAAAATTAACTTCTGTACTATAACAGATTAACAAATCTGTATTAGTAGCTGAGAAAATTTTGAAGAAAAAAATTTAAAAATAAAAAATAAAATAACAAATCCCGGGTAGATTAAAACTTTCAGAAAACGAGCCGCCTCCCTTCTGTTCATAAAAACCCGATTTAAAAAGGCTTTATATCAACGTTTTAGAACCTAGATTACGTTATATAAAGTCTTTTTTTATCTAATAAAATAACTGTTGCAAAAGATTGTTTACTGTTGTAATCTACATGTTTATCTGTTATAATACAGGTGTAGCTGATATAGCACAGACAATAAAATAAAGGCTTTCGAGTAAGAGTGCCCGCGAATCTGTATAACTAATGACTCTACGTATAGTCATTTAGGAATCTTTCGGCCATCGAGCGCCCGTGAATCTGTATCGAAAACGACCACACGACCAGCGCAACAGCCTTAACGATAAATAAACAAACAAAAGGAGGGGAAGAATGTGGCAAATATTAATTTATTAAATGATGCGAAGCAAAAATCGAGTAATGAAGACAATGCACAACGTCAAGACGCTTTGAAAGAGCTGTTCAATCATCAAGATTTTTCGATGACCGACCCCCCCGCCTTTATGCCAACAGCTGCTAAAGATGAATGGCATAGGTTATTACCAGTTTTAAAAACCGATTTTCCGATGAGCGAAACCGACTACGGCAATTTTGTAGCTTATTGTTTGGCTTTTGCTCGGATGAAGCAAGCAGAACACGAAATAAAGAAATATGGCACATTTCAAAAGAACAAAGACGGTAGCAAGCGAGAAAATCCAGCTGTAAGGACGCAATCAAGAGCTATGCACGATTTAAAAGCAGCGTCTACGGCTTTAGGTATGACAATGATAGAACGCCAGAAAATGGCTTTAAACAAGGCTAAGGCTGAGCCTGAAAGTGATCCATTCGCTGAGTTGATGAATGATGGATGAATACATTGAAAAAGTGCTGGCGGGTGAAATTGAAGCACCTGAAAAGATTATAAACGCTTGCCAACGTCATTTAAATGACTTGGAACGTAGCGAGTCCGAAGATTTTTCTTATATCTTTGATGAGAAGCAAGCAACTAAAGCTATAAAGTTTATGGAAATGTTGCCCAGTACAGATGGCCAAGCAATTCAAATGCTAGGCTTTCAGAAATTTATTATAGGTTCATTGTATGGCTGGCGAACCAAGCAAGGGGATTTACGGCGTTTTAACCGTGCTTTAGTTTCTATGAGCCGTAAGAACTCTAAAACATATCTTGCTAGCGGTATTGCTGCAAATTCTTTGATTATGGAAAAAGAACCCGCAGAAGGGCGGCAATGTTTGTTTGTGGCCAACAGCACCAAACAAGCAAGAATTGGCTATGATATGCTGGCTAACTCTTTACAATCGGTTTCTAACAAAAGTAAGTTCATGCGGCAGCAATTAAAAATCATGCAATCGAAAATCGTACATAAACCAAGTAATAGTTTTGCTATGGCTTTAGCAAGTGAAACCAATACGTTAGATGGTTATGCACCTACGCTTGGAGTGATTGACGAAGCACACGAAGCTAAGACCCGTAAAGTGGAGAACGTACTTAAATCGGGCATGATGAATCAAAAGAATGGTTTATTGGCCACCATAACCACAGCGGGCTTAGATTTGAATGTGCCATTGTATGAAGATTACTTGTTAGCTGACCGTATTTTAAAAGGATTAGAAGAGGCTGACCGCTATTTCATAGCTATTTGGGAGTTGGACAATGAAAAAGAAATCCATGACCAATCAAAGTGGATTAAAGCAAACCCCATTTTTGAAAGTGAAGAAATCAAGAAAACCATGATTTCAGCTATTCAAGATGATGTGCAGTTAGCTTTGAAGCAAGACAATTTAAACGCTGTACTGGTCAAAAACTTCAATTTGTGGCGTCAAGCGAGCGAAGATAGTTATTTACCTGCGAAAGATTGGAACGCCGTAGAAGTCCAACCACAGCCGATTAAGGGCAATCCCGTTTATATTGGTATTGACTTATCAAAAACGGACGACTTAACTTCTGTTTCTTGGATTGTACCTATAAACGGTAAGTTGTATTGTAATTCGCATTCTTTCGTGGCTACTAAGTACGGTTTAGAAAGCAAAGAAAAGAAAGACGGCTTACCCTATCGCAAGTTAGAACAAGCGGGAGAATGTTCTATTACGCAGTTAGAAAGCGGCATTGTAGATTATGAACAAGTATTTGAATTTATTCAAAGTTTAATTGAAGAAAATGAATTGGAACTTCAAGGGATTTGTTATGACCCATTTAACGCCAATAGTATTATTTCTATGGCAGAGAAAGAAAATTATCCTATGATTGAAGTTCGACAGGGTACATTGACGCTTAACGTGCCTACACGGACTTTCAGAGAACAAGTTTTTGCGGGCAATATCATACACCCAAAGAATACCATCTTAACGCATGCTGTAAATAATGCTTTAACCAAAGAAGACAACAACGGTATTCAAATCAACAAAGCTAAGAACAGTAATAAAATTGACCCAATTGCAGCACTAATGAATGCTTACGTGTTTGCTATGAATCATTATGAAAATCAAGAAAGGAGTGTGGCGGACAATGAATTTTACAAATCTGAAGCATTTTCTTTCTAATAATGTACAGGCGGTGTTACTAATCGCTGGCTTTTTTTGCATAACCGTGGCTATTACATTTCTAACAAGTATCTTTTATGGTTTGTTAGCGCTGGGAATTATCCTAATAGTTATAGCATTCATCATTAAT